CAATGGCCAAAAGAGGAATACGTGGTGACCCTAAGCAAATAATTCAGAGCGCCATAGACAGGTACAACACCTTGCATCCGGATAAGGATAACCACCTACCAGATGTCGATAGCATGATGTGGAGAAAGTTGTTTGTCGCTCCATATCAAAGGGACGTGATGAGCAGAGGCAACTATGGCCCGAACGGTAACCTGATTACAACAACTACAAACAGCCATGGTAAAAGACACAGATACGGCACGTTCCTAGAGTCATACTCCATACCCTTTCACAATCAGTTGGAGGAGGCGATGAAGGAAGCTGGTTTTGAGAATCCAAGACAAGACTTCTCTTTCGTTGGAAAACCGTACATCAGACCCGAGAATCTGCATTTCGTCATCAATCCACTAACAAACATGATGGAATCTGGTGCGTATCACATACCCTCTGGTCATCTTGGGGGTAAGGACACATTACCAACGAGTCATACAGATAGGTTTGGTTTCATGGGCATGCCAGAGAAAAAATTCCAAAACATAACTGCTTCGGATGTCATACATCATTTACCTGATACCTATTTCCTACCAAAGTCTAGTTCTTCTGGTAATGCTAAATTAGTTAGAGATGCAATGGAACACATGAACCATGTTTTAGGAAACGAGACCTCAATGATAGGCACTGAGATAAAAGAGACAGTCCCTCTGAACAGAATCGATGCGTCCCACAGGGGTACACCCCTACAATACTTATTGAGCAATCAAGACCAGATGAGAGCACTCATGCAAGAATTATCTGTTTATCCTGCTTTTGCCGCTTTATTTGGCAGAACTACTAAGACTGGAGCGGTTAACAAAATACATGACCATTACGCTGATAGGTATGGTGATGAAGATAAAACAATAGACAAATTTCTACAACATTCCGACCACTCACCAGATGAGTTAGGGGTAATGACTAGTAGTGGTAGAAGACGTACTAGTGCCACTAACAAAAACGCTACTAGAATATATGCCAAGGCCCTACTATCAGGTCACATAGAGCAAGACGACCCCTCAGCCGCTAACTCTAACTTCAGGTACGATGCTCTCTCACCTGAGGAGATAGCAGAGGCAGGTTTGAATCTAAGGACATCAGACGAGCATATGGACAACGTTGAGAGTGTTAGAAGAACAATAGAATACATGGCTCAAATGGTTTCATTGGCAAGGGGCACTCAACAAAGAAGAACAATACCACCACAAGATGAGATTGATGCGCTCGCACCTTATCTTTCTAACAAACTAATGGGCGGATATAGCACTGATGCCTCTCTTATGGGCATACCAGACCACATGAGGTCGGTGTCAAGAACAGTGCCATCTGCATCAGCGGAGCCTGTACAAGTGACACCAACAGTGGCAGGCGCACCTCCACCAGAAACTTCTCAAGGACCCCCATCGGCTGTAACTTCGGGGGGTCCACCACTTTCTCCACCCACACAAACGCCCCCTGTGGCAGTAACAGACCCGAGGCTCACTCCCTTCCAACAGAGGAGACAGGCTTTTGCGCAAGCCAGCCCCGCACAGGTTGAGCAGACCATGAGAGATGTAGGGGCTGTCAGGCCGGAAGCACGAATCGACCCCCGTCGATTGCAACAGTTTCAACAGACGGTTTCTGACCCGTACCAAACATTCCTCACTGATTACATCAACAGGTCCGATGATACTCCAGAGGTTGCTCGTGATAGACTCATGAAGGCCGTTGAGCAGATGCAGATTCAAGATGCAAAGAACGACGCTGATGTTCTCAAGTACCTACCGAACAAGAAGATGAGCCTGCAATCCAACATCGATGTCTCTACTATGGCTAAGAGCATGGGCATAGCACCGATTGATGTTCACACAATTGTCTTCACCAAAGGTGATTGGACTAGAATCAGTAAGAAGTACGGCTACAGCGACAAAGTTGTCAAGGTCGTCAAGACAGCATTTGGGGGTGAGTGAATAGGTTGGGTTCTAGTTAAGCAAGACCCAAGACAGGGTACACCCAACACCTTGCAGACTCAAGCAGTCATTGGCGGACCACAAGGTGGCCTCCTTATTTCTCCTGATAGACCCATATCACCACAAGATGCTGGTATGCAAGCGGCGATGGAGCAAATGCGTGGTAGAGCGTATTCACCACAACAAGCACAGGCAATAACTGGTAGAGCATCTCGTGCCGCACAGTTGGCTGGTAGATATGGTGGTCTTGCTGCAATGCTTGGTGCTGGTGTAAAAAATCTCTATGACCAGACTGCATCTGGTGAGCCTCTTAGCATGAGTGGTCTAGGTTCAAGCATGTATGGTGCACAACAATTCGCTAAACCATTAGCCACAAGAGGAGGTGCTTCTCTTGGCGCTAGAGTCGGAGTCAGACAAACTGGTACTCCACAGGGCGAGATGGCAGATTATACACAAGGAGCGGCGCCTGAGGGACAGAAGCCTTTCCGAATTAGAGATGGTTTTGACTCAAGTATGTTTACACCTGCTCAACCTAATCGACCCGCTGACTATGCACAAGGCGCATTAGCACAACCGTTCAACATGCCTCAAGGGACTAACATGAGTATGTTTGACCGACCTGCAAACTTCCGTTATCAAAATCCTGCTCAACAGAGACGTACAGAATTCATGCGCAACACACCAGAGGCTAGGAGAATAAGAAGCGAAAGGTCACAGCAAACCTTCCCAGTTCAAGTTCCTTTAATGGGAAAAGTATTCGATATGGCCCCTCCTACCCCTACCCCTAGTATGGGTGAAGACTCCTCTGTAGCTTTA